ATGACATATAGAACTATACGCGCGCCCGCGCGTAGCAAGGGCTATGCCATGAGCGTTCCGAAAAAGTGAAAACCTTCTAGGATCGACGATCAGGAAGCGGGTGAGGGGTAGATACCTGCCGAGGAAAAAACGCCTCAAAACTCGTTTAAAGCGGTTTTAGAGGCTGTCGGTTTATACAGTGTTTTGGGGTTATCCACAGAGTTATCCACAGGATGTCAACAGAAAATAGTTGTCCACAAGTTATCAACAGAAACTTGCCTGCCGTAAGGCGATGCTGTATAAGTGCGAACAATTGTTAATCGGGAAGCGGAAAGGGATAGGGGAAGGCTATGGTCAATCGGAACGGTGAAGTCGATTACATAAAGCTATTGGATGAGGCGGGGGAAGATGCCGAAGGCGAAGCGGATGAAATCCTGCTAGATGAAAGGCTGAAGGCGCTCGGACTGGAAACCGGCGAAGCCGAAAAGTTGGCAGCACTGGCAGATAAACCTAGAGAACGGAAAGACGGAACAACACTGGGAACTCCACCAAAAAACTTAAGACCATTAACAGACCAACAGATAGCGTTCGCTCAAGGTGTTATCGAGGGAAAGACAAGAAAGCAAGCATATAGAGAAGCGTATTCAAACCAGCAAGGATCGGATGCAACTATTAGCGCGGCGGCACACAAGCTGGCAAAGGATCCGAGAATCCAGAAGATGATCCGCGACGGTTGGTCAGAGACAGAGGAAGCACTGTCAGATGATCTACAAGCGACACGGCGATATGTCATGCGGAGCCTAGTGGCTCTCAGCAAAGCCGGCAAGCAAGAGGGAAGCCGCCTCAAGGCCTTGGAACTCCTCGGACGTCACGCTGGCATGTGGATCCCGGAGAAACAAGCGCCGGAACAGCCGGTAACAGCGGAGCAATTGCGGAGGGAGTTGACGGCGCATCTGAAGCTGGTCGGGAAGTGAACCCCACCGTACCCGGACCCCCATGTGTGCGCAACGACCACCCGTTATGCGGTTACGCTCTAATCCACTCTCCCAATTACCTCTCCATCAATAGCAGACACCCCCCCCTTATCTCCCCAATCGCCACCCCCCGGGGGTATATATAAATTTTAGAAACATTTGTGCGAACAATTAATTTATGTCAAGAACGAAGGCGAAGATGACGGAGAGGTGGGATCTGGTGTTACGTTTTATAAAGGCGTACATCAAGATACACGGGGTAGGTCCGTCGTACGAGGTGTTAGCTAGTGGGTTGGGGATGAGGTCTAGGTCTAATATGCACAGGATGGTGAAGAGGATGAAGGAGGAAGGTTTGTTGGATACGAGACCGAGGAAGTTCTTGTCTATAAAGGTGGTAGATAGATCTGTTAAGGAGATCAGCAAGTTATGAGCTTGTTATCTCAGAAGGAGGTGAAGGAGTATTTAGAGATTGCTGAGCGGGTGCCTGCGCAGCAGAGGAAGAAGGTATTACAGTTATTAGAGTTAGATAGAGTAGAGAGGTGTAGAGAGTCTTTCTTATTCTTCGTTCAGCAGATGTGGCCGGTATTTATCTCTGGTAAGCATCATAAGATCATGGCAGATGCTTTTGAGAGGGTTGCGAACGGAGAGTTAAAGAGGTTGATTATCAATATGCCGCCTAGGCATACGAAGTCAGAGTTTGCTAGTTATCTGTTACCTGCGTGGTTTTTGGGGAAGTTTCCGGAGAAGAAGATCATCCAGACAGCCCATACTGCTGAGTTGGCAGTAGGTTTTGGTAGGAAGGTAAGGAACTTAGTTCAATCAGAGTTTTATCAGAAGGTTTTTAGTACAGAGTTGTCTAGTGACTCTAAAGCCGCTGGTAGGTGGAATACAAAGCAGGGTGGTGATTACTTCGCTATCGGGGTTGGCGGTGCGGTAACGGGTAAAGGTGCGGATGTATTGATCATCGACGACCCGCATAGTGAGCAGGAAGCAAAGCAGAACAACCCCGCCGTGTATGACGCGGTTTATGAGTGGTATACATCTGGGCCTAGGCAGAGGTTACAACCGGGCGGGGCGATTATTATCGTTATGACCCGGTGGTCTAAGAGAGACTTAGCCGGGCAGATTCTTAAGAACTCTAGTAAGGATGGAACGGATAACTGGGAGGTGATTGAATTCCCGGCGATCCTTCCGTCTGGTACGCCGTTGTGGCCCGGGTTCTGGCGGAAAGAAGAACTAGAGGCTATTAAAGCTGAGATCCCGGTAGCAAAGTGGGAAGCTCAGTATCAGCAGAATCCCACCTCGGAAGAAGGTGCGATTGTCAAAAGAGATCAATGGAGACTCTGGGAGGATGAAGATCCTCCTGAGTGTGAATACATCATCCAGAGCTGGGATACGGCGTTTGAAAAGTCCAATAGGGCAGACTTCTCCGCCTGTACTACTTGGGGCATCTTCCAAAAAGAGAACGAAAAAGGCTATATGCAGCCTAACATTATTATGTTAGATGCTGTTAAAGAGCGTTTAGAGTTCCCGGAATTAAAGAAGAAAGCCTTTGATATGTGGAAGGAGTGGAATCCTGACACGTTGATAATTGAGAAGAGAGCCGCTGGAGCGCCTCTTGTTTATGAGTTAAGAAGGATGGGGATTCCTTTATCGGAGTACACCCCTTATAAGGGACAGGATAAGATTGCGCGGGTGAACTCTATAGCTGACCTATTTGCTTCCGGCGTGGTCTGGCGACCGGATACAAGGTGGGCAGAAGAAGTCGTAGAAGAGATGGCGTCTTTCCCTAACGGGGATCACGACGATCTTGTTGACTCTACATCTCAAGCGTTAATGAGATTCAGACAGGGTGGGTTTATTACTGTTCAGTCAGATGAGCAGGATGAACCGTCTTACTTCAGACGGAAAGTTGAATACTACTGAGGACCATCATGGCAACGAATATTGCTCAAGCGCTTGTGCCGTTAGATCTTTCACAGATGTCAGACGAACCTGCGATTGAGATTGAAATTGAAGACCCGGAATCAGTCTCTATCAGTCTTGACGGTTTAGAGATTGATCTCATGCCGGAAGAACCTGAGTTCGATGCTAACTTGGCAGAACTCATAGATGAGAGTGAGCTACAGAAGATCTCGTCCGACCTGCTAGGTCAGGTAGACGACGACATCAACTCTAGGAAAGACTGGGCAGACATGTTCGTAAAAGGACTGGAAGTCCTTGGGATGAAATACGAAGAAAGAGCAGAACCGTGGTTAGGTGCTTGTGGTGTCTATAGCCCTGTCTTAACAGAAGCTGCCATCAGGTTTCAGTCTGAGATGATTACTGAGACTTTCCCGGCCCAAGGTCCGGTTAAGACCCAGATCATCGGAGAGGAAACCCAACAGAACAAAGAAGCCGCTGAACGTGTCCGGGACGATATGAACTACCGTCTAACGGACGAGATGATTGAATACCGCTCAGAGCATGAAAGACTTTTATATGCACTAGGCTTAAGTGGCAGTGCATTTAAGAAGGTCTACTACGATCCTAGTCTTGGTAGGCAAGCAGCACCTTTCATCCCGGCAGAAGACATCATCATGCCGTACGGGGTGTCTAATATCTATAGCGCTGGGCGCGTAGCCCACGTTATGAGGAAGCCTAAGAACGACCTGAAAAAGCTACAGGTAGCAGGTTTCTATAGAGATATTGACCTAGGTGACCCCGTTAGGATCTTTACCGATATTGAAAAGAAGAAAGCTGAAGAGCAAGGCTACAGCCTGACGGATGATGATCGGTATCAAATCTTAGAGATTCATGTTGACTATGACCTCCCGGGTTACGAAGACCCGGATGGCGTAGCTCTTCCTTATGTCATCACGATTGACCGTGGATCTACCAAGGTTCTAGCCATTCGTAGGAATTACGAAGAAGGTGACTCCTTAAAACAAAAGCGTCAACACTTTGTCCAGTACAACTTTATTAACGGATTTGGTGCTTATGGGCTGGGGTATATCCACCTTATAGGTGGTTACGCCCGGGCGGGAACTTCCATTATTCGGCAGTTGGTAGATGCTGGAACCTTATCTAACCTGCCGGGCGGTCTTAAGACCAGAGGTCTTAGGATTAAAGGAGATGACACTCCTATCGCTCCCGGAGAGTTCCGAGATGTAGACGTACCTAGTGGGTCGGTGCGTGAAAACATCATGCCGCTTCCTTATAAGGAACCAAGTCAGGTTCTGGCGGCGTTGTTAGAAAAGATCACAGATGACGCTCGTAGATTGGTAGGTATCGCGGATCTTAAGATCAGCGATATGTCCGCCCAAGCGCCTGTTGGGACTACGTTAGCAATTCTTGAGAGACAGTTAAAGACCATGAGCGCGGTTCAAGCTCGTGTCCATGACAGTCTCAAGATGGAGTTCAAGCTACTTAAGAAGATCATTCGTGACTACATGCCGCCGGATTACAGCTATACCCCGGTGGGAGGTAATAGGGACGTTAAACAGTCCGACTATGACCTCGTAGAAGTCATCCCCGTATCCGATCCTAACGCCTCTACGATGGCGCAAAGGATCATGCAGTACCAAGCTGCTCTCCAGTTGGCCCAAGGTGCCCCGCAGATCTATAACCTGCCCCAGCTTCATAGGCAGATGCTGGAGGTTTTGGGGGTCAAAAACGCGGAAAAGTTGGTGCCGATAGAGGATGATCAAAAACCGCGTGATCCTGTGTCAGAAAACATGAGTTTCTTAACAGGAAAACCAACAAAAGCGTTTATTTATCAGGATCACCAAGCTCATATTTCTACCCATTTAGCCCTGTTACAAGACCCGACCATCATGCAAATGATCGGCCAGACGCCAATGGCTCAGCAGATTCAGGGAGCCATCATGTCTCACGTAGCAGAACACATGGCGTTTAAGTACCGAAGCCAAGTAGAAGAGCAATTAGGCGTTCCTATGACCCCGCCGGATGCGGAACTTCCGGAGCAAGTAGAAGTTCAGCTTTCTAGATTGGTAGCGCAGGCTGCACAGCAGCTTCTACAGACCAATCAAGCCCAAGCTCAACAGCAACAAGCGCAACAAATGGCGCAAAACCCGATGTTGCAGATGCAACAGGCGGAACTTCAACTGCGGGCAGAGGAGCTAAAGCGGAAAGAAGCTGACAGTCAAAGAGATTACGAGATTGCCCAGCAAAAACTCAGGCTAGAGCAGGAAAAGCTGGCTATTGAAGCCCAAAAAGAGGTGGCAAGGATTCAAAACCAAGAGCGAACTATAGACAAAAAGTTGAAAACAGACATGTTGAAACACCTTACCAAGCCAACCAAAAGGTAATAGATGAACACTACTGCGATCCTCGTAGTGATTAAAGAACTTAATGACCGGCGGGAAACTATCTCAAAAGCGCTTGCGGACGGTTCAGCGCGAGATTACGCCGAATACAGAGCAATGGCAGGAGAAATCCAAGGTCTTTCTCTTGCGCATTCCCTCGTAACCGACCTTGTGCGAAAACTGGAGTATGACGATGAGTGAGCTTTTGATCGCCACCGGGGAGAATTCTATCCCCACACACCTTCCGGAGACCCCGGAGGAAAAGGCAAAACAACTGCCTATGCCTGTTACGTATCACATCCTCTGTGCTTTACCAGAGATTGAAGACGAATACGAAAGCGGGCTAGTCAAAGCCGGACAAACGCTTCATTACGAAGAAGTAATGTCGCCGGTTTTGTTTGTAGTTGCGCTCGGGCCGGATTGTTACAAAGACAAAGAACGGTTCCCCAGCGGGCCTTCATGCAAGAAAGGGGACTTTATTCTGGTTAGACCTAATACCGGAACCAGAATCAAGATTCACGGCAGAGAGTTTCGTCTGATTAACGATGATTCTGTCGAAGCAGTTGTAGAAGATCCGCGCGGCGTGTCGAGGGCTTAATCATGGATGCAGAAAAGTTTAAATTCCCGGATGAAAAACCGGCCAAGGCAGAAGAAGAAAAGCTAGAAGTATCAGTCGAAAGCGATGTCGAAGTAGAAGTAGTAGACGACACGCCGGAAGCAGATCGCAACCGTCCTCCTATGAAAGAGGCTCCAGCCGATGTTACTGACGAAGAGCTTGCCAGCTATTCTGAAAACGCCAAAAAGCGTATTCAACATTTCTCAAAGGGATATCACGAAGAACGTCGAGCCAAAGAAGCGGCTTTACGTGAACGAGAAGAAGCTCTGCGTCTTGCTCAGTCCGTTATCGAAGAGAATAAAAAGCTCCAAAGTAACCTCGGCCAAGGCCAGCAGGCTCTCTTAGAGCAGGCTAAAAAAGTTGTCGCGCAGGAATTAGAACAGGCTAAACGGCAGTATAAAGAAGCCTACGAGTCTGGCGATTCCGATAAATTGGTTGACGCGCAGGAAGCATTAACAAGCGCGAAAATCAAAGCTGAGCGCGTAAATAACTTTAAACCCGCTTTACAAAAACCAAAACCTGTTGTACAACCCGATCCAGAGCCAGTTGTACCGCAAGTTGACCCCAAAGTTAATGCGTGGCGAGAAGCCAATCCTTGGTTTGGGGATAACAAGCGAATGACAGCGATGGCTTTAACGATTCATCAAGAACTTGTGGATAGTGGAGTTGATACACGGAGTGACGAGTATTTTGGCCGTATTAACGCAGAAATGCGCCAAGTTTTCCCTGATGCGTTTCCCTCAGAGAAGCCGGTGAAGAAAGCATCCGTTGTAGCACCTGCCACACGTAACACTGCGCCAAGAAAGATCGTGTTAACGAGGACACAAGAAACTTTAGCCAAGCGGTTAGGACTGACGAATGAGCAGTACGCCCGTGCGGTAGCGGAAGAGATGAGGAAACAAAATGGCTGAACGTACGCCCCGAGATCAAGAAACCCGTGCTAAATACGAGCGGCCCGCGAAGTGGATGCCTCCACAGCTTTTGCCTGACCCCACCCCGGAACCCGGTTATGCTTTCCGCTGGATTCGTGTAGGTTTTATGGGCAAAGACGATGCGCGAAATGTTTCTTCCAAGCTCCGCGAAGGTTGGGAACCTGTAAAGGCTTCTGAGCATCCCGAAATCCAATTGATGGCAACCGGGGAACGCCCCCGCTTCCCAGACAGTATTGAGATTGGCGGACTCTTACTTTGCAAAACCCCAATCGAGTTCGTTGACCAACGCAATAAGTTCTATGAACAGCAGGCGGAAAGTCAAATGACCTCGGTAGACAACCACTTCATGAGCCAAAACGATCCTCGTATGCCGGTCTTTAAGGAGCGCCGGAGCGAAGTGAAGTTTGGCAGTAACGCGAAATAAATCAGGAGTCTTAAATGGCTTACCCCACGGTAGATAAGCCCTACGGGCTAAAGCCGATCAATTTGATCGGTGGGCAGGTGTTCGCCGGTTCTACGCGGATGTACAACATTACTTACGC